TCATTAGTTTAAATCACACTCCCAGTTGTTTCCGTTGAATGTTGCTTTAAGAGCACCAAGTGGAAAGTCCTCATGCTCAAACAACATGTAAGGTGCACCGTCATAGTCCATTTTCATAGTTACAACATTAACCTCGTCTAAGCCTATTTCACGCTCTCCGGGCACTGCACTGTTAAAAATTCTAATCATTTGCAACTCCTTTTTTTAAAGTTGTTCACATACTGCATGACCTTCTGACAGGTCAACTACAACAACAGTTTCCTGCACAGGGTATTGCGTAATAAAATCTGACGCTGCTTGGAAGCTGGTGAAAAAGAATGACTGTTGACGGTCAAAATCTACTACTGCAAACATAAGTAACTCCTTTGTCTAACTTACACATATAATATAGCATCAAGACGTCTTACTGTCAATAAAAAAGTGCAAGAAAGAATCCTGCACTTTCAATAGCTTATAATTTTTCTTTAAGAAAAATCAATGTCTGGATATTTTTCCTTTAGACGAGCACGGTGTGTTGCCATATCAATCATGCAATACATAGCACCCAATACAAAGTATAGTGTCAGACCACCGAACATAGAACTGTTAAGATCCCATTCCATAATGTAACGGAAAAATGCCATACATGCTACCAATGCAGTAGCACTGACGGCAAGAATCTTTGTAGCATTAAATGCAATCTTACCAAATTCAATTGCGGTTTGTTTATAAAGTGTGTTACTCATTTGAGGTTTCCTTTTCTTGCTGAGTAGTTAGGTGGGCATCATTGCCCGGTTAAATTATCCTCCCTAAGTACTGCTCCCGTATTATACTGCCTCAAAGCCAAACATGGCTACTTTATATTTTTTATTGCCAACCAACATATAGTCACCCATTGATGTTGACCGGAGACCCATTCCACCTTCGTGCAACGGTGCCATTACTGTAACAGCGTCATTGTAGTCGCCGTTAGCTTCCCCATTTTCAAAAAATTTCTCTTTGCGGCTCCACGAGCCCATCACGTTGTTTGTCCAACGATATGCATAGTTCATAGCTTCTTCGTCACTTGTGCCATCTGGCACATCAACAAATGCTACTGTGTTGGGTGTATCTTCAAACGCTGAATGAATAACTGCTACTTGCATATCTAAGTTCCTTTTTTATCAACTTACATATATACTTTACACTCAAGACGTCTTACTGTCAACCTTTTTCTGTATCTTTTTCTAAAATAATTGTAGTTTTTTCTGTAACAGGTTCAAAATCAGCCTGCATATTGTCAGTGATAGTAAAATCCGTGCCTGCAGTAAGCATTTGAATTTGCCATCTCTTGGTATCTTTGAATACCAAATTAATTTGAACTGTTCCGTCTATACATTTTACTAGCATGTTTTTGACTCTTTACATGCAAAGTCCACTAGGACAAGCATCTTCATTTACTGGAGGATTTGGATTACTAGATGTTCCTGTCTCAGTTACAGTTGATGCAGCAACAAACGAATTATTATCGTCGTTATCATTATGCATCCAATAAGCATTTTGTACATGTGTAGTACCAGTACTTTGACATGCACCTAACATTACCACAGTTAAAACTAATAGATATTTCATCTTTATCTCCTGACAAATTATAATTATATTTTATATTAAGATATCTTACTTGTCAACCTTTTTTAATCATTCATTTGTGTAACACATAAGTCATTTGTAGTTGTGGTTCTGGACGTCTGAGTTGCACATATTCATTATATTCATGCGTAAACCCTAGTTTTTCTGTAGCACGTTGATTGCGAGGATTATCTGGAGATATGTGTATGTGTATTTTGTCAACATGCTCAAATGCATGATTGATTAACATATATCTAAATTCACGATTGTACTTACCACCCCAGTATTCTCTTGCAAGAAAAGTACTCCCCATAAACAATCTATTGTCTGACATATAGTAGTATTTTGTAGTACCTATTATTTTTTTGCCATCTAAGATTGCTAGTGCATCTGTGTTTATAAGATAATCAAACCATTTTTTAAAAACTTCTGGTTGCCATCTATTTTTTGCAGGCATTCCTGCCCAAATATCAGGATCTTTTGCCGCATCATATAAGCCATCAAAATCTTCTGATGCAAGTGGTCTGATGTTTACTAACGAAGATCTAAGAATCGGAAGAAGATTTAGTGTCATCTATAATAATCTCATAATCACCATCATATAGTATATCTAAATCGTTAGATGTAGTTACAGTGTAAGGCTGATTAGGGTCAAACAGTTTGATATCAGTAAGCAAGTTTCGAATTGCTTCGTCTGACCAATTGTGTTCTAATTCTGTTGAAATACCGCCTTCGAACTGTTTCCAACTATAGTAGTTGCTTACTTCTATCGGATCGCAAGGATCGTAACCTTCACTGATAATATCTTTTAACAGTGCTTTATCTTTTATACCACTTTTTCTAACAGCACGTTCAACCTGAAAATCAATCACATTTGTCATCAATCGCACTCCGGAAACTTGTGTTTTACAACTTGTTCAATTGGTTGAAAATTTCCATTCATATGTTCTGCTACATATGCTCGGGGTTCTTCAGTTCCCCAACGAAATATGGCTAGCTTTGCCATATTAAAAATTTCTCTTTTGTTGCTGTTGATTAGTGTATCCCTGGGATCATCATCTCCAGCTTCTTCTAAATATCGCAATGCATATGTTGCAATATCTTCTACGCTTAATGGGACCTCTACCTTTGCCAGTATTCTTCTTCCATTGCCAGTGTCTTTAGACCTCATTCTTTTAGCCTCTCTTTTGCCTATAGTTTAATATTCGATGTGCCATGACATCTCTCCATAATTTCTTACTAAGTAAGAGTTTATGGCAAGACGACTCGAATGTCAACAAAAAAGATTCAAAAAAATACATTTTTTTGTTGACACAGTATTTATACTTCTAAAAATGTGATTCTTACATCCCAACTAACATTAGCTGTTGCATCGCCTTTGACTTTGAACTTGAGTCCGTTGTCAATTTCAGCACTAAAGTTCCATCCAGTATAGGTTACACTCCAGTTAGCATTTTGATCTGGACTTAGTTCTCCTGAAGCTACGTTAGTATTAGCTTGGTATAGGTTACCGTCATATTCAACACTGTCATTGGTTACATATGCAGTTAGAGGATCCCATACAGCTTGCACTATATCTGCTGTACTACGCTGATAATCTGTTTTCATCACAGTATTACCCACAATGTTTGTAGTTCCTGTTTGATTGTCAGCTAGTCCTTCAATTTTAAATGCCTGTACTTGACCTGTGGTTGCACGACCAATAGCAAATGCAGTAAAAAACCAAGTTTTACCGCTAGCTGGTTCTGGATAAACTCCGTTAACTTGGATTGCTGTTGCACCACTGCCTGTTGTAGTAATTGCAGTTTTCTTTACATTAGGATCACCACTTATATCTATAGTGTCTGCATTTTGTGTAAAACTAACACTATTATCAGTGCTTGTTAGTGTTCTAAATTCAAAATTATTTGCTGTACGTTGTTTGAATACTTGATTAGCACCGCCTACGTTACTACTGGTAATAGTATCAGTAATTGTAAGATCATCTGCATTTTGTGTAATACTAATGCCACCAGCATTTACAAGTGATCTAAATTGTAAATCATTTCCGCTAACTTGTTTGAAGACACCACTACCTGTTCCAAGATTACTAGCACTTGTAATTGTTACACCACCACCGCTAGCAATATTACGCCAAGTATTTGTATCTCCATAATATGCTTCAATATTATGTGTATCTGTGTTATAGCGTATTTCACCAATTTCTGTGTTTGGCCTCTGTGCAGTTGTACCAGCTGGTATTTTAATAGCTGCTGTTCCTGGTATTCTGGTATTTTCTTCTAGTTCAACTCTAATGTTACCGCCAGCACCATCACCATTGATTACACGAGTTTCTCCTGCTTTACCTTCAACTTGCCTTGCTCTACTAACACCTGCATCTTTAACAATAACACCACTGCCACTTTCTACATTTAAGTTGTTTAAAAAGTCAAACAATGTGCTGGTTGCTTGCTGATAATCTGCTAGTGTTCCTGTGTTAAAACCTCCTGTATCTTTACGAGTGAAGATTGTTAAAATATCAGTTCTAATTACAATGTCGTCTGTGTTTGCATTTAGTGCAAGTTGTGCTTGTTCACTACTTACTAGATACAGTGTATTACCTGTGTTATTAAAGTTATTAATTACTGTGGTACCACTAACTGACACATTATCACTTACTTGACTAGCTGTGTCGGTGATTAGCCCGCCTGCTCGATAACCCGGACTATTAGGAACAGTTGGTGTATTTCCTAGGCTTGTTTCGTTTTCTCGTTGTTCAAACTCTTGTGTGTAACCTATTATGTTACCACAATAATCATAAACCGGAATCTGATTTTCAATTGTTGGTGTTGGATTGTCAGCTGCACGTAACAAGTTTAGCATTTCATCATCTAGTAGCAGATGAAAAATGTTAGGATATTCTATTACTTCTCCATTAAAAATACGATTATTATTAGCATCATACTGGTGACCTGTAGCATTGTCTTTTCCACTTCCTAAACTATACTGCACTGGATAAGCTGCTAGTCTGTCGTATAAACTTTTTAATTGTGTTGAAATTCTGCTATTACCACTAATAGGTCCTGATCCTGGATTGTGCAACACACCAATTTCACTATTACATCCGCTGTCTGGTGTTGCAAATTGGCTACCACCAGGTGAATAAGAACCAATAATATTGTTTTCAAAATCTACTAAGCTAGTAATTCTATCTGTAATACCCTTAACATCGTTTATAATTCTATCAATTTCGCTTTGTATTAACGACCCACTTGTTATTGCATCGATTTGATTGGCAATATTTCCTAGTACGCCGCCGTTGAATACACTGGCATTAAATCCGCCATTGGTACTAATACATGCACAAACATTACCAGGATCCATACTACCAATGTCATTAGCAAGTTGTTTACCGGCTCCTAAGAAACTGCCCATTGCACGTTCCAACATATTAGGAATAGCAATTGGATCTACAGGAGCACTACAGAAGTTGATAAGATTAGCAACGTTCTGAGCTTCTCCTAACACCATGTTTAATCTTCCCAAAACATTGTCTATTTTAGTATGATCCATAAATTGCTCTACGCCGCCTAACAATTGATTTAGTGCATCTGCAATCTCACCTTGTATGTTTGGAATTTTTAATAACTCTTGAATGTTAGCATGCAAACACAGTTGCACATTTGGTAATTTCATACCATTGCCACTCAAGACTTGGCACAAGAGTTCTCTGAGTGTGAAACTGTATTGTGCTTGACTAGTAACTCTCAGTGCATCAGCGCCAGCAGCAATAGTACCACTGATATGATGCTGAGCATCTAAATAGTCGTTTGCATTTTGCAAACCTTGTTTAAAATCTCTAAAACTCATGGATTATTGTTCCCACCGGCACGTACATCAGGACTTGCTGTTTTGGCTCTTGGATTACAGTGACTATCTCCTGGACATTTGCTATCTGGATTAGCAGGATCTCTTATCAGTATCACAGGAATTCCCATAGCTCTAACACTGCCCACTGTGTCAGTGGCTATCAGACTACCGCCTTTATCAGTGTTGGGATCACCATCGATACTAATACGTCTACTGTTTACCCTTACATCAGGACATACAGTTACCGTTGTTGCTCCGCAATCTCTAAGATCAAATTCTCTGTGTACCCATCTTGCCATGCAAGTATTTATTAGAGTTTCAGACCTTCTAGGCTACTTGCAGGGGCAATACCACTTGTGCTTTGTGTATAACTGTCAGCAAGTGTTTTGATTGTTCTTGCTGTTGCAACAATTTGGTTACCTTTGACACTAACCGGTTCACTGTTGTGCGCATCAATACTCATTAGCCATGCAATTAACATTGCTTGCCCATTTTGTGGATTGAGTGTAAGCACTGTTGGTTTAACCAATTTAAGTTCGTCAGCACTTACACTTTCAAAACGTGCGACAAGTTCTTCACCTGTACTTAGTTTTACTGTAATTACATCGCCTTTTTTAAAGTTTGAAATCACTAACATCTACAACTTCTCCTATGAGTTCTTTTACTGTATTTGGATCCATACGAACAAGTGCTTGCCCGCCACCGGCTACCAGTAGTTTTCCGTTGTGATAAATCTGTGGCATAGTTCTATGCCCTTCACTTAGTAAAAACTCACGAGCTTCAGGATTTGTATCCACTCTAATTTCTTCGTATTCAATTTCGTTTTTTGTCAAGTAATGCTTTGCCATTTCACAATAAGGACACAATGGTTTGCTGTACAATGTGATCATAGTTTAATGCCCTGGAATGTACTACCATTTACATCCTGTTTTGTACCGCCAATAACATAGCTTGATATTTCTGTTTCTTGTGGAGCAACCTGTACTTCTGCACCAGCAATCCATTTTTGTGTCCAAGGCAAAGGATTGCTGCCGCCTTTGTATGGGCTAGGCAATCCAATAGCAGTCATACGTTTGTTGGCAGTCCACTCCACATATTCATTTAGCAGTTGTGTGTTAAGTCCAATCATGCTGCCATCTTTGAACAAATATTCTGCCCATGCTTTTTCTTGATCCACAGCATCAATGAACAATTGTATCATTTCGTCTTTGGTTTCTTCAGCAATTTTTGCAAAGTCCGGATCATCCTTAGGCATAAGTTTTAGCAGTGTTTGTGTGCTACCTAAGTGTACGTTTTCATCACGACAAATCAATTTGATAATTTTGGCATTGCCTTCCATCTTTTTAAGTTCAGCAAACGCCCAACTACAAGCAAATGAAACGTAAAAACGAACACCTTCTAAGATGTTTACACTTACCATAGCTTTGTAAATTAACTTTTTAAGTTCGTACAAATCAACTGTGATCTTTTTACCATTTACAGTGTGCATACCTTCACCTAATAGATTATACCATTGACCCATTTCAATGAGATCGTCATAGTGTTTACTAATATCGCTTGCACAATCAACAATTTCTTGAATGTCCATCATTTCATCAAAAACAACACTAGGATTACTGTATACGTTGCGAATAATATGTGTGTAACTGCGACTGTGAATAGTTTCATTAAATGTCCAAGTTGTTACCCAGTTTTCTAATTCAGGTAAACTTACTAGTGGATTAAAACTGTCTGCAGGTGCACGACCTTGTACACTGTCCAGCAAGATTTGTCTTTTGAGATTGCTTGTGAAAATGTGCTTTTCATGTTCAGTTAGCTTCTTAAAATCTGCTGCATCTTTCAATACATCTACTTCTTCTGGACGCCAAAAGAAACCCAACTGTTTGTCAGTTAGTTTGTCAAACTGTTTATACTTCAACGTATCGTAACGTTGAATATCTACACCACCGTTTGGATCTAAAAACATCAAACTTTCTAGGTGCTTGTTTCTTTGGTTTGCATTTAGTACACTCATCTTATTTCCTTATATTACACAGCTTTCGCAATCTTCTTCTTCAATTTGATAATCTTCGTTGATTTCTATATTAGCAGGTTCGTTTAGTTTGTCAACATCAATCTCACCTTGTCCGTCGTATGTGTTAAAGTAATACAATTGCTTACCACCATACTTGTAAAAGATCATCAAGTGTTTTAGCATTTCGCTCATGCTGATCTTTTCATCCTCATAAAACGTAGGATTATAGCTTGTGTTCACACTAATGCCTTGGTCGATATATTTTTGTAGTATTGCCATAATACTCATATAACCTTCTGGGCTACGTTGATCCCATAGCAATTCGTACTTGTTTTTGAGATGATGAATGCCAGGCACAACTTGTTTAAGCACACCATGTTTACTTTGTTTAACACTTACTAAACTGCGTGGAGGTTCAATGCCATTTGTAGCATTTGAAATCTGTGCGCTTGTTTCTGCTGGCATTAATGCCATTAGTGTGCTGTTGCGAATACCTGTTTCACGCAGTTGTTGACGCAGTTCATTCCACGGCATACGCTCTTGATGAGGTACTAATTCATCTACATCTTGTTTGTATGTTTGATTGGGCGTAATACCGTCGCTGTATTTTGTTTGATCATTCCACAAACAAGCGCCTTGTTCTGCTGCCAGGTCTGCACTGGCTTTGATTAGATAGTAACTCCAAGCTTCTGCAAACTCGTCAATTTTTGCCAAATCAGGATTGCTGTATGTCATGTCATTTTTAGCCATCCAATATGCTAGATTAATAATGCCAACACCCAATGGACGTCTGCCCATTGTAGCATTATATGCTGCCTTGACTGGATAGTTTTGATAACTTAATAGTGCATCTAATCCTCTGATTGCAAGTGTACAAGGCTTTTCAAAATCCTGTGGTGTTTTGATATTGCCCCAATTGATAGCACTCAATGTACACAGTGCAATTTCGCCTTGTTCATCATTAAAATCATTGAGAGGTTTTGTAGGCAAATCGATTTCTGCACACAAGTTGCTTTGACGTATTGGCGCAATGTCTTGTTTAAACGAACTGTGGGTATTAGCATTATCTACATTTTGTAAATAAATGCGTCCTGTATTTTTGCGTTCTTCCATAAACTGACTGAATAGTTCAGTTGCACTAACTACTTTTTTACGCAGTTTTGTATTACGTTCTGCTGTTTCATATAGTTCTCTAAACTTGTCTTGATCTGCAAAGAATGCTTCGTACAAGCCTGGCACATCACTAGGTGAGAACAGTGTGATATTACCATTACTGATCAATCTTTCGTAGAACAGTTTGTTAAATTGAACACCATAGTCCATGTGTCTTACACGGTTGTCATCGGTGCCTTTGTTGTTTTTAAGTACAAGTAAGTCTTCAACTTCTAAATGCCAAATTGGATAATAAAGTGTTGCAGCACCATTGCGCACACCACCTTGGCTGCAACTGCGAGTAGCACTTTGGAACATTTTATAAAAAGGAATAACACCTGTGTGATAGGCATCACCTTTGCGAATTGGAGATCCTAGCGCACGTATGCTTCCTGCTCCAACACCAATACCTGCTTTTTGACTTACATATTTTACAATACTACTAGTAGTAGCATTAATGCTATCAAGACTATCGCCAGTTTCAATAAGAACACAACTACTAAACTGACGCTGCGGAGTACGAACCCCGGCCATAACAGGAGTAGGCAAACTGATATAAAAATTGCTAGTTGCATCATAATAATCTTTAACCCATTTAAGTCTTGTTTCTCGTGGATAATCTGCAAACAGTGTTGCAGCAATTAACATGTATGCTACCTGTGGTGTTTCTTTTATTTCATTTGTTACACGATTTTGTACCAAATATTTGCCACGGAATTGTTCCATTGCAGCATATGTAAAGTTTTCATCTCTGTCGTGTTTTAGATAATCGTTTAGCTCATTCCATTCTTGTTCATTGTAGGCTTCTAATAGTCCTTGATCATACCAACCATCTTCAACATTCTTTTGTACTATTTCAAATAAATGTGCTGGCTCAAAATCACCATACACTTGTTTGCGTAAATGATAGTTAATAAGACGACCTGCTACCCACTGATAGTTAGGAGTTTCTTCTGAGATTAAGTCAGCTGCACTTTTAATTAATGTTTCCTGAATTTCACTACTGGTAATTCCATTGTAAAATTGGATACTGCTTTTGATTTCAACTTCACTAGCACTAACGCCATTGATACCTTCTGTTGCATAAAAAACTACTTTGTGTAATTTGTCTAAGTCAATTGGCTCTCGTGTACCATTGCGTTTCGTTACGTGAATTTCAGTCATGCTAGTGTCCTCTCATTTAATTATTTTTTAATAATTGTGCTTAACCACACGGTCTATATCTACGTCATAGATAATTGTTTCAGACTCGGGTCTACTACTTATAACGCCGTGACGGTAATTAAGCAAGTATTTTTCATCAATTAGCACACATAATTTTTGTATGCTATCTTCTTTATTTTGTACAAAAACCAATCTATTAGGTATGCGGTTATTTGCGTAATATATTGTATAACTCATGCCTAGAGCCAAGCTGTTTTCACAAAAATCTCCTTTGTGTAACATCTCCCAAGGTGTAGGCCATCTTTTATAGTCCACTGGATCTATAGTAATTGCACTAATAGGTGAACTTTTCCACCAGTCAACAACAGTTTGGCATACTTCTAGAGTATTTTCTATGTCAAGGCTTTGTCTGAATTCTCTCCACATTTTTAAACGTGTGCTCGGAGATTCAAACCAAGCTCTATGGTTTAATTGCTGTTCCAAGTTTGATATGTGTATTTGAATGTGCTAATAAGGTTATCGTAGTCAGTATATTGTAGTTTCATAGTATTGGCAGTTGCAATGTCAACATTAAATTGTACATTGATTACGCCAGTTTCTGTGTAGTTATCGTCGATAGTGGTTGTACTTGCAACAGTATCTGTAGCAAAACGTATTTGTCCTACTCTTACACCGTTTGTGCTTTTTAGTGTATAATCCATGATTATTACATTGTACTGTGTTGTGTCCACTTGAAATCCTGTATCACTGTTAGTAGCATTTGCTGCTAGTTGTATTTCTTGTACAGGCTGTTCTCCAAGATCAACTTCGCTGTTAAATCCAACTGTAATAGCACCTGTAGGAGCACTACTAAATGTTAGTGTTGTTCCAATCAGTGTATAGTCGCTTGCATTTACTGCAACACCGTCTACAAAAACTCTAAGCACGCCTGGCTCAGTTAATCCAATAGGAACTGTGAACTGTGTAAGCACACCGTTACCAGTACCAACACTGATTGTATCATTACCAATAAAAAGACGTCTTACGTCTTTAGCGAATCCAAATTCTCCTGGATCAAGTGTAGGAAGGTCTGAAAAATTACCCTGCCTTACTTTAATTTTACTAATTCTTGTATCTGCCATTTCGTGCTCCTGATACAGTATTTATGACAAGTTGTAGAACTCTGCGACTCTCTGAGCCCACTTTTCTGTCCACATT